AAATCTTTGGTGTAGGTTAGCTTCAGACAAGGGCTACTCATCATGTAAAAACTGCTGATGAAATCATGATTGCTGCTACTAAAGTTCTCATTCTCAGGGTCTGTTGTAGTCAGCTGAAGCAAAAACATGTTGGCTTGTTGTTCACATGTGTAAATCTTTCTCCATATTAGATTCCTATCATCCGAAATCTTTGATTCAAAATTCTTCTTGACCTCTGAGATGGAGTCGACTGTGAATCTTGTCAAAAATCTTGTCAAGAGAGAAACGCTCACTCTGCTCAAATGCACATAAGAGAAAATGTCTTTTTCACTGTTGTATCTGCTCAGAAAGTTATCTTTTATAAACTGATTGCTCCTTCTGAAACTATCTGAATTTTTCATATTCCAGTGGAGTGTCAAATCCAAGCTATAAGGTCCTGAAATTAAAGGTGTGAAAAAGTACTGAAAACACTCATAATGATCTACTTCATCCTTCACAGTCAAAAACCTTTCGAATGAGTCTTGTGACATGTACTGAATGCCCACAAGATTGTAATGGCTCAGAGAAAGAGAAATTTCTAGCATTTTGCACAAGAATAATGAAGCTCCATTCTGAACAAAGTCTCTGAGATGATTATGGTCGGTTTGAAGTCTGCTAAGGGTGCTTCTTATGTTGACTGAGCAGAAAGCTCCTCTATGAGTCTTCGTCGGAATGCTTAGGATTGTGTTCCTACAGATCCAAGTTGAATTGAATTCCTCAATGAAATCCATAACTGCTATGGTGCTCTTCTTCTGGGATATCTTCGCTGACATCAAAGGGTAAAAATTGCATATGCTTTTCATTACTCTTCTTAACTTTGAGTTTATGAAATCTGACTCTTTTCTCAAGTACTCCTGCAAGTTTGTTTCTCTACTAACACCAAACAAAAGTCTCTTTTTGACTATGATGGAAAAGATCACTGAACTATCATCTGAAGAAACTTTAGTGGTGCTTATCATAACTATATTTTCATCTTTAGTGTTCATTTCTGCTCTCATTCTGCTCTCACAGTAAGACACAAAAGAATACAAAGATATTGAGTGAAACAATGAGGAAGTGAAGTG